AGATTTTCCTAAAGGAAGTCACGATGATACTATTGATGCATTTTGGTTGTCAACACAATTTGCTAAAGGCAGTAAATCAGCCAGTAAAGTTAAAAGAATTAAAAATAATAAAGAAGAGTGGGAAAAGCCAAAAAAGACCTACAATTGGATTACAGGGGCAAGGGGTTGATTATTATGATAAATATGTTATATATTACATAGCATGATAGAATCCGATAAAAAAGCAATTTACGTAAAAGAACTTTATGATAGATGGTCAGATGCTCGTAAAGAGTGGGAAGACCATGCTCGTGAAGATATTGACTTTTATCTTGGTAATCACTTTAGTGAAGATGAAGCTCAAGCACTTGCAGAAAGAAATCAATCTAATATACCTTTAGATAGGATATATTCAGCTATTGAACAGTTTAAAGCTATTATAACATCTAAACCACCAAAATTTTCTGCTATGCCAAGAGAGGATTCTGATAGTGATTTAGCTAATGTATGGAAAACTATATTAGATTATATATGGAATATATCAGATGGTAATGAAGTATTTAAACAAACAATACACGACTATTCTGTAACTGGACTTGGTTACTTTTATGCATATGTAGATAGAGAAGCTGATTACGGTAGAGGTGAAGTTAAATTTACATATGTAGACCCGTTTAGAGTTGTTATTGACCCTAATGCTAGAAGTAGATATTTTGATGATGCTACTGGTATGATGTTATCTACTATATTTACTAAATTTCAATTATTAGATTTATATCCTCAATTATCAGAAGAACAAGAAGATGGTAAAATGATGATTGATTTAATAGAAAATTACAGAGAAGATGATACTTTTCCTGCAGCTATGAATAAAAGAACTGTTGGAACATTTACTCCTGATTATGTTAAAGATAAAGATAGGGGTGAAGGTTCTGAAAAATATCAACTTATTGAACATTTTTCTAAAGTTAAAGTCCCTTATTACAGAATACTTGATATGGAATCAGGTGAAGAAAGAATTTTAGATGTTAAGAATATGGAAAAATTTTTAGCTGACCCTAAAATTTCTCAAGCTTTAGAAAATGGGCTTATAGATGTTGTTGAAGTACAACAAACAAGAATTAAATTAACATGCACTTTAGGTCAAACAGTATTATATGAATATGTATTAAATACTGATAAATATCCTATAGTGCCTGTACCAAACATTTGGACTAATACTCCATATCCAATGAGTGATGTTAGAAAGAATAAAGACTTTCAAAGATTTTTAAATAAAACAATGTCTTTAATTACATCACATGCACAAGCATCATCTGGATTAAAATTACTTATACCACAAGGAAGTGTTGATGATATTGAGGAACTTGAAAGAAACTGGGCAAATCCGAATGCAACTATTGAATATGACCCTTCATTTGGTGAACCGCATTTTCCCTCTCCTCAGCCTTTATCAAATTCAGTTATGCAATTGCCTCAGCTTATTGAAAAATATATTGATTTGAATATGGGTATATTTGAAATGATGCAAGGCAACAGTGCTGTTGCACCAAATACATCTTCAGCTACAATGATGTTAGAAGATTTTGGTCAAAGACGTAGTAAATCTAAATTAAGAGATGTTGAAGGTTCACTTAGAAGACTTGGTCAAGTTGTTTATAATTTAGCTAAAGAACATTATACATATAAAAAAGTATTTAGAGTAGCTCAACCTAATAATGATATGAGTGAATATATGGTTAATTTTTATAATGACAAATCACAAGCAATTAGTGAAATGATAAATGATTTAACAATTGGTCAATATGATATTAATATTATTGGTAATTCTACAATGCCATCTAATAAATGGGGTGAATGGTCTATTTATATGGAAGCATATCAATCTGGTTTAATTGACCAAACAGAAGCATTAATGAAAACAGATATATTTGACAAAGAGGGAGTGTTGCAAAGAATGGATATTGTTGCTAAATTACAGGCGCAATTACAGCAGTCTCAAGAACAAATTAAAAATTTACAGGGTGATTTACAAACAGCTCACAGAGAGTCAATCTCATCAAGAAAGAAAGTTGAAGTTGAGAAATTTAAAACTGAGCTTAAGTCACAAGAATCACAATCCAAGTCAGCTAATAATTTAGCGGTTGGAAAATTAGAACAGGCAGTTAAACTCGAAGCAGAGAAGTTACGTTTACGTAGCCAAGCTCAAGATAAGCAAGAGAGATTGCTAAACAAAGGAGAGTAACATGGATAACGCATTAGAAAATAACAATCTTGAAGAAGGTCAAGTTACTGATAATGTAGGGCAAGATGAAGCAACTCAGCAGCAAGAATCTGGAAGTGATTGGGAATCACAAGCTAAATATTTTCAATCAGAAAAAGATAAATTACAAGCTGAAAACCAAAAGTTAAAACAATACGAGCAAGTTGGACAAATGTTGGAATCAAGACCTGATATTGTAAATACCATTAGTGGTATGGTTCAGGGTGGTCAACCAGCACCAGAAGCACGTGTAGAATTATCTAAGGATGAGTTTGACCCTTGGGAAGCCTATAATGACCCATCGTCTAAGTCGTATAAATTTCGACAACAAGAGTTACAAGACACAATTAACACCGCTGTTCAAAGCCAAGTTGGTGATGTAAAGAAAGAAGTTGGTATGTCTAAACTTCAGACTGAACTTGCTAACAAAGGACTAAATCCAGAACAAATTACATCGTTTATGGATTTTGCTAGTAAAAATCCTGCAGAATATGGTATTGACGGTGCTATTAATATGTGGCAATCTGTAACTCAACCAAAGGCCGAAGCTGGAAACAATAATAATCCACTTGATGCAATTCGTCAAAATCAAGCAGTTCCTCAACAAGCTGGTATTTTAAATGGTGAGCAACCTGCTAAAAAAGATGATAAAGAAGAAATGTGGAGCAATATTGTTAAAGCTGGTAGCCGAACAAACGTATTGTAAATAAAGGAGAATTATAATGTCAAGTTATAATAGTGGACAAGTAAAATTTGGAACTCCTGGAGGTGCAACAGTCGATAGTGCTAGTATGGGTACAAGAAGACTTTATGACTTTAGTGATAGAGTAGCAGACTTAGCTCCAGAAGAATCTCCATTTTTTGTATATTTGTCAAAAGTAGGAAAAGTTCCAACATCTGATTCACAATTCAGATTTTTGGAAGATAGGACAAAAATTTCTATGACGGATAGAAGTTTTAAAATTGATGGTGCTCAAACATTAGCAGCTCCAGGTGGAAATACTACAGTGTTAGTAGATTCAGGTGGTGCTACTGTTGATTGGCTTATCAAAGGAATGGTTGTTCAGTTTGCACAAAATGTAAATGCAGGTGGTGGTGCAGATACTGAAGCAGTAACACAAGCAACAGGTAGAATAGAATCAGTTTCACATAATGCAGCTGATACTTCAATTGTTGTTAAAACTGTAGCAGCTTCAGCAGGTGATGCAACAACAACATTAGATGATAATGGTGATTGTGTCGTAATTGGAACATCATATGAGCAAGGTTCAGGAGCTCCAGATGTATTTTCTCAAGAGTTAGATAATGATTATGGTTTTACACAAATCTTTAAAACTGCTTGTGAAATGTCTAATACTGCTAGAGCAACTGTTTATCGTGGATATGCTAATGAATGGGACAGAATATGGAATCTTAAATTAAGAGAACATAAAGTTGATATTGAAAGAGCTATGCTTTTTGGTATGAGAGGTTCTCAAGGTGGTATTCAATATACTGAAGGTATCGTTGGTCATATACTACAAAACGGTGGAACACCTGAAGACGGTGCTATTGGTGCTTATTCAAGTGGCTTACCATATTTAGCTACATATGCAACAAGTGAATTAACTTATGATGGTTTGCTTTCAGCATTTGAAACTATGTATGACCCTGCTAGGGGTGGTTCAAGTAATAAGCTATGTTTAGCTTCTTTACCAGTAGTATCTCACTTTAATAAAATAAGTGGATTTGCTGAAGGAAGTTTAACTGCACAGAAATCTCAATATAACTTTGAGGCTTCACAAGGTGCATTTGGACATAAGGTTATGAAAATTGAAACAGTTCACGGTGATTGTTCAATTATTAAAGAACCTCTATTTAGAAATAATGCTTCAGGTCACATGTGTTTTGTTGACCTTGACCATGTTTCATATAGACCTCTTGTTGGTAACGGTGTAAACCGTGACACAGCAATCACAACTAATGTGCAACAAGCTGATGAGGATTTAAGAAAAGACTTGATTTTAACAGAAGCAGGTCTTGAAGTAAGTCTTCCTGAAACTCACGCACTTATTAATGTGGAGGGATTATAAGATGAGAAGTGATTATCTAAATAATAATAGTAGCGCAAGTGAAGCAGGTCTTAATGCTAAGTTTGAAGTTATTTCAGCAGCTAGAACATTAGATGCTATGGATTCTGGTAAAGTATTCGGAATAAATCAAGCTAGTGTATATGAGATTACTCTTCCTTTAGTTAGCTCAGTAAGTCCAGGTTGGAATGTTAAATTCATGTTAACTACTGTTGGAGCAAATGCTGTAACAATAGCTAATAACACAGCTGAAGATACTATCGTTGGATATACTTCTGGTGGTGATGGTGGAGCAGGTTCTTCTACAGATTCATCAGCAGTTGATGAGATAGTGTTTATTAGTGGTGCACAACTTGGTGATTGTGTTGAAATCTTTTGTGATGGTGCAAAATACCTAACAAAAGCTACAGCTCATGATGTTGCTCACGTTACTATATCTTAATCCGAATAAATAAGGATTAATAGTTTTGTAGAACTATGGAGGCTATCGTATAAAGGGTGGCCTCCGAATCTACTAAGAATTTTTAATAACAGTACGTTCATGCTCTTGCCAGAGCTTAAAGTACACTCATAAAGGAGAATAAAATGGCAAATAGTTTACATAAATTCACAGTAGCCGAGGCTCAAAATGCAGGAATGGGTCAAGCAGGCTCAGTATTCATAGATGATACAGCTCAACACACAGGAGATTTTGTTGCAATAACTGCAATAGAAGATTCAGTTGTAGATGTTAGTGATTGCACTAATATAGCAAATACAATGACAGATGCGGCTGATTTTACAATACCAGCAGGACTTACAATATATGGGAGATTTGAAGTATTCTCTCTTGCTTCTGGTAAAGTAATAGCTTATAGAGGTTAGTCGTGTCTTTAGGATTAGGTTCTAACTTATCAAAAAGCGGATTAGTAACTCCAGGTATTGTAACAGATTCACTTGTCTTAAAACATAAATACGATGCAGCTAGCGTTGTACCTATAAGTGATGGTGCTGCTTATTTAGCAGATGCTAATTCTGATTATATAGCTATACCAGAAATGACTTTAAATGTAGATGGTGCTAATGTTAGTTTTGCTTGGTGGGGTAAGATTAACGATACAAGTAATATAAATGTACCTTTTGGGAAAGTCAGTAATTCAGCGCATAATTTTATTATGGTTCATAGTAATGGCTCTATGTATATTGAAACAGACACAAATGAAGATACAGTTAATCGAGATTTAAATGACCATGATACAAACTGGCATCATTATGCAATAGTTACAAATGGTTCAGGTGGAGTAACTATGTATCAAGATGGAGTATCTTTAGGAACAACTGGTAATGATTTAAGCGATGATATGGTAATATCTTGTCTTGGTTTAAATAATTCAAGTAAAGGTTGGGATGGGTACTTATGCAATATGGCTATATGGTCAAGGTCATTAACAGCAGCACAAATCAAATCTATAATGAATAAAAACTATGCAGGTTTAACAGATAGTGAAAAAACAAATTTAGTATCATGGTGGAATCTTAGTGCAGATGCAAATGATTCACATGGTTCAAACAATGGGACTTTATCATAATGGCTGCTACTATACAAACAATAGAAAAACCAACAAGAGCCAGAGCATTAGATACCTCTGGTAATAACAATCATGGACAAATATATTCAGGTAGAGCATTAGAATTTGATGGGTCTACTGATTATTTAACATATACTTCAACAGAAGAATTAGAAGAATTTACAGCTGTAGGTTGGATTAATTGTTATGGTGATACTGGTGTTATACAAAATATATGGGATGGTAATGCTGGTGGAACATATCCAGCTATATATAATGGTACACCAAAAATTTCGTGGTATGCACCAGTTGTAAATTGGATGCAAAGTGGTAAAGTAATAGAATATAATACTTGGTATAGAGTAGTTTTTGTTTTTAAAAGAAATGGTTCTGCAGCAGATTATAGAGTTTATATTAACGGAATAGAAGACACTGGTGGTGATTTTCCAGCTACTGGGGCTGGAACTTATACAAATGGTAAATTTGATGGAATTGGTTCAATAGGACAAGGCACTACTAGATTTTTTAATGGAATGATGAGCGATATGCAAGTATGGAATACATCTTGGACAGCAGATGATGTATTATACGATTACAATAACCCTGAACAATTAGCTTTAAATACTCCTGGTACATCATTAACTAACTCCAATCTTAAGCTATGGTATCCAATGAATGATGGACATAGAGGGCAACAATCATATATACTTGATGCTTCAAATACAGGGTTGGGTGGTGAATTAGTTACAGACACTTCATTTGATGATGCTAGTTATTGGTCAACACCTAGTGATAATTGGGTAATTAGCGGTGGAGTAGCATCTTCTACTGGAGCTGCAGAAAATCAATGGCTTCAAAAAACTAATATAATAGCAAGGGCTACTGAGGGTATTATATACAAACATACTATTCGAGCA